GACCGTTAGTGGAGATGTTCTGGTATCTGGAGTTGTTACCGCAACACAACTCTCAACTGGTGCATCTGGTACTGGAATCAATATTACATCCAATACCATTACTGGTCCATCAACAATTACGATTGATCCAGCAGCAATAGGAGATGATACTGGGGCAGTTAGAATCAAAGGTGACTTTTATGTTGATGGTACTCAGTTTGTTATTAACTCCACAACAATTGAACTTGGTGACTTTAATGTAGGTATTGCAACCACAGTAGGAACTAATGTACTTCTTGATGGTGCAGGTATTGGAATTGGTTCTGCAAATATTCGTAAGACTTTTACTTATGACTATACAAATGACTCTTTAAAGTCAAGTGAAAACTTTAATATTTCATCAGGTAAAACTTATAAGATCAATGGCGTTGATGTTGTAAGTTCTACTACTCTTGGAAGTAGTATTGTAAACTCATCACTGACTTCTGTTGGAACTTTAAACCAACTCAGTGTTACTGGTCCATCCACATTTGCTGGTATTACCACAGTTACTGGAGATACTTTATTTGCAAAACAACTAAGTGTTTCTGGTGTTTCTACAATTGGTAGTGTTAAGATAACATCAGGTATCATAACATCTGCTAACCCAGGTGTTACAACTGTTGTTTATTATGGTGATGGTTCAAACCTCTTTGGAGTAAGTGCCTTTGCGGTTATTAACCAAGACCTATCATCTCAAACAGTTTATCCAACACTTGCAAACAATGCTGGTGTAAGTACAGTTGGTATTGCTACCGAAGGAACAAACAGTTTTGTATTTAAACCCGCAACTGGAAATGTTGGTTTAGGAAGCACCCAACCTGCTTATAAGATAGATGCTGTCGGTGATATAAATATCACAGGGACTTATAGAGTTAATGGGCGAAGCGTTTTAGATGACGCACTTATTTACGCAATTGTATTCGGATAGTATAAATGGCGAATAACTTTAAATTAGCAACTAAAGCAAGCGTTGGAGTCACAACGGTCGGCATTTATACTGCTCCGATGTCTACTACATCGACAGTGATTGGTATTACACTCGCAAATGTAAGTGGAACTGGTATTAATGTAACGGTCGGAATCGCAAGGTCCGTTGCAGATGATATAAGTATCTTAAAGAACGTACCCATTCCTCAGGGTTCGACACTTGAAGTAATGCAAGGAAATAAAATTGTTTTAGAGCAAGCGGATGCTATCACTGCAAAGAGTGATGTTGTAAGTAGTTTAGATTGTGCAATAACTTTACTGGAGATGACTTGATATGGGACTTACCAGAATTAGTGGTGACGTTATTCAAACGCCATTAAATGTTGGTGTAGTCACTGCTACTACTATAAATGTTGGGTCAGCAGTCACAATTCATACAGGTGGATTTAGAGTAGGGTCTTCAGATTTACATTCTTCTGGTCTTACAGTTCAAAATTTAAATTCTACAGGAGTTGTAACCGCCACAAGTTTCATAGGTGACGGTAGTGCTTTAACTGGTATTGCAGCGACTACGAATGTAAGAACGAATAGTCTTGTAGTATCTGGGGTTTCTACATTTTCTGGTGGTATTTTAGTAGGTACAGGAGCATCTATCAGTTCTCCTGCGACGAATGTATTAACTCTGGGAACTAATAATAGTGAGAGAGTTCGTATAAATTCAGGTGGTGATGTTGGTATAGGAACCATAAATCCAACAAATAAATTGAATGTTTATAATGGATCTATTGAGATTTCAGGAAATAGTTCTCAACTTTATGTAAATGGAACTAGAAGTGTTGATCCTGATAGATTGGTATTTTTAAACCAAACTACAAGTAATACTGCAGCATCTATATTATTAACTGGAAAAACATCTGGAGGTGGTGATGCTCATACATTGTTAAGTTCTGCACCTGATAATAAGTTTCATATCTATGTTCCTGGACAATATCAAACAACAGGAACAAGGGCGCTGACTATTGATAGTTCTGGTAATCTTGGCATAGGAACCACAAATCCACAAGCAAAGTTAGATGTTAGAGGAAATAATATAAGGCATCAAGGAACTAACCCATATATTGAGTTTTATCAGCAAGATGGCACTAATACTGGTTATATTCAATCCAGAACTGCTGCAGGAGATTTTAGATTTAATAGTGTAGGTAGTATTCCAGTAACATTTGGTACAAATGATACTGAAAGACTTCGTATTAATGCAAGTGGTCATACTCTTCCAGGAGCAGACAATACATATGATTTGGGTTCATCCTCAAGCCGTTGGAGAAACGTATTCACAACCGACCTTCAACTTTCAAATGAAGGTTCGCAAAATGATGTAGATGGAACCTGGGGCAAGTGGACTCTTCAAGAAGGTGAGGATGATATTTTCCTCATAAATAGAAGAAATGGAAAGAAATATAAAATTAATTTAACAGAGGTAAACTGATGGCTATCATAAAGGGAAGTGCTTTAAGTTTATCAGAGATTCAAAAAAACTGGTATCAGTTAACTTATGCTGGAACAAGAGCGTCGGCACCAACTGTTTTAGCAAATGATACTGTTTTCACTAACTTTAATTATGATATTAGTGGATGGAACTTAGTTAATCTTTCTGCTGATACAGTAGCTGCAAATGCAAGTGGAACATCACCAGGAACTTTTGGTCCATTTGCTAATGATGATATGAATTTTTATTGGTATCAAAGAAAGTTTTTTTATTTTGATGCAGCGACATATACTGTTTCTTATCAAGTTGATGATGATTTAGCAGCATACTTAACACCAATTGGTAATACGAGTGGTACTACAAATCTAATTCATGCCGGTGGATTAATTTCTGATACTGATGGAGGTTCAGGAACATCAAATATAACTAATTTTCAATTTACAGTTTCCACACCAGGAATATACGCTTGGACAATAAGAGGTGTTGAAGGAGGTGGTGCAGACTATAGTTTTATAAGTGCTTTTAGTGGCGGTGCTGTTTATGAATGTGATGTTCCTTTTGATAGATTCTCACAACCTCAAAAACAAGGAGCAATTATTCAGTTTGCTCAGAGCAGAACAAACGCAACGACAACCACAACTGATCAGACAGGTTTTACACTATTAGAAACTTATATAACTCCGACAACTGCTGCTTCTAAAATTTTAGTAATGGCTTGTTTGTTTGGATGGTCTGGTGATGACTCGATTGCTTATTTACAATATAATATTGGTGGTGGTTCTTGGACACAAGATACAACATTGAATGGACAAGGAACTTTTGGTGGTTTTGCCGATCACTCTTGGTCACATAGATCAAACAATGGTCCTATGGGAGCATCATTAATGGTTCAGTTCTGGCCAAATACAACATCCCAGGTTGGAGTCCGAATGAGAGCAACTTCTGAAAATAATAATAATGGTGGTTTCTGGTTAAATGGTGCTTCAATGCCTACAACTGCTGGTGGTGACTACAACTCAGGATCAGCAACTTCTACTTTAACACTCTTTGAAATTGCAGGATAAACAAATGGAAGAAGAATTATTTTTTAAAAGAAAAGCATTATTAGAATTGGGTGTAACAGGTTGGACCAGTTACGATGATGGGTCTATCATTTGGAATGAAAGTGTTCCTATTGAAATAAGACCAACGGAAGAACAAATATCAAGTAAAGCGTTAGAGTTAAAAGATCTTTGGTATAGAAATCAATATCAACTACAAAGAGAAAAAAAATATCCTAAGAAAGAGGACTTGATTGTTGCAATGTGGGAAATGTTAGTTGAAGGTAAAACAGAAGAAGCGGACAAAATTCAAGCAATTCGTCAGGCAATTAAAGAGCAATTTCCTAAACCTGAATAAATACTCAAAAAGATTATAATGTCTTATCTCGGCAATAGTCCAACTTACGGAGATACCACAGGTAACTTTAAGATACTTGATGATATCGCATCATACACACAGACCTTTGATGGGTCTTCTGCGTCCGTAGTTTCACTTGCCGATGATACATTAACCTTCAACAGTCACCGCTTCATCACGGGGCAGAGAGTCACCTATACGCACGGTGGTGGAACGGCAATTGGTAACCTGACTTCTGGTACAGCATATTACATCATTAAGAATGACCAGAACACAGTCAAACTTGCCCTTACATTATCAGACGCAAATAATAATATTGCGATCAACTTCAACGCATTAGGAACTGGAACTGCTCATACACTCAACGTTGCCTTTGACGGTATCAACACAAAGTTTAAGGCAACCTATGATAACGGCACCAAAGCACTCTTCACCAGAGCAGCACAACTTCAAATCTCCATCAACGGTGTTATTCAACAACCACAAGACACCACGACTCCTGCAAATGGATATGGATTTGATGTAGATGCTGTTATTATATTCTCAGTACCACCAGTCAATACTGATGTCTTCTGGGGCAACGTCATTGCGAACAACTTTGCTGCTTATGATATCAGTGATAATGTTGTTGACAACTTCACAGGCACTGGTTCACAAACACTCTTCAACCTATCACAAAACGTCCCCAATAGTGAAAGTCTTCTAGTCACGATTGATGGTGTCGTTCAGTATCCAAGTGATGGAACCACCAGTCGTGCTTATAGTGCAATTGATCAAGAACTGATCTTTACTTCTGCTCCTGGAAATGGAACTGTTATTCAGGCAAGACATATTGGTTTTGCTGGTGCAGTTACAAGTAATGTAACTGGTTTTTATGGAAGAACTGGAAACGTAACATTAACCACTCAAGATAATATTAATGTTGGTAATGTTAACTCAAGTGGTATCGGATCTTTTGGTCAACTTTTTGTAACGGGTATTAACACAACTGGCGCCGCAGTCTCAATGAACAATGTAGTTGCAGGTATTGTGACTGCAACTCGTTTTGTTGGTGATGGTGCTCTACTAACTGGAGTTGTATCATCTAAATGGAGAAGCAACACTGCTGGTATTACAACTCAAAGTTCAATTGGAGTGAATACAACCAGTGTTGATGTAGCAGCTCTTACTGGTGTTGGTAATTCATTCCAAGGCATTTATGTTTCAAATGGAATGCTCATAATGGATAATACTTTAAATGGAAACCATTATATCGGAACAAACTTTAATGGTCTGATGGCGGGTCCAGTGTCCGTTGGAGGCACTCTGACGATTGATGGTGTCTGGGTAGTTGTCTAATAAATAGTGAAACAGAGGTAGTAGATAGATGGCGATTGTTAATGTAAACGGAATCTCTGGTATCAATAGTATCACAGCTCAGAGCACCTCTCTGAACTTTTATACTGCTGGTGGAAGTACTCTGTCTATCGGTGCGAGTGTTAGTGGAAATATAACGGGTAATGTAACGGGGAACTTAACGGGTAATGTAACCGGAAATGTAACTGGAAACTTAACTGGTAATGTAAATGCTTCTGGAGTTTCTACACTCACATCAGCAATCATCACAGAAAATGCTGGTATTCAAACGAACAACATAACCCGCAGTGACCTTGTAGGAGCAGGCAACTCTTTTGTTGGTCTTTATATTGGTGATGGTTTCTTAGCATTCAGCACATCGCTCAGCAGACCAGGTGGGTATTATATTGCGACAAGTGTAAATGCTCTGAATGCTGGACCAGTCACACTCGGTTCTACGATGACGCTTCACGGAACTTGGGTTATTATTTAAGGAGGAAATATGGGAACTCTTAACTTAGCAACTGGTGTAAGTTTATCTGGAACTGGTTCAGTTTATTCTAATAGTGCTGATTCTTGGGGTGATGCTCCTGCTGGAACTGTTATACAAGTACAAACTGCTGTTACTAATACTGATGTAACAGTTGCTAATAATACAACTACGGATATAGTAACATTAAGTTTTACTCCAAAATTATCAACAAGTAGACTAGCAATATTTGTGACTTGTGATCAAATTAAAAAAACAACTGGCGGAACAACCTGGGCCAATATGGGTGTAAATAATAACACAACTAGTACTAGTTATATTCAGTCTGGAGCTCTTATGTATCCGGATGCTAATAATGACTCTAGAATTGCTTATTCAAGTCACGCATTAATTAACTCGTGGGGAACAACAGCAAATACAATAGCAGTTAGAGGTTCTGCTTCTGGGGGATCATCTTTTGTATTTTCGTTCCAAACTAACCAAACAAGACTTACCATTATGGAAATAACATCATAAATAAGAATAAAACAACTATTACTATGAAATACGATATTCCCGCAGCACTACAAGTACTAGCACCAGGAGCAGAATGGGTTCTTCGTGGTACTGAGTATTCTGGTTTAGAGTGGATTGATGGTCACGGACATAATAAACCAACTGCCGCAGCAATTACCGCAAAAATCGCAGAACTGGAAGCTGCTGAACCTCTGAGAGTTCTGCGTCAAGAAAGAGATAAAAGACTTGCTGCTTGCGACTGGGTAGTAACAAAAGCAAATGAACTTGGTACAGAAGTTCCTGCTGATTGGAAAACATACCGCCAAGCACTCAGAGACCTTCCAGAAACTGCGACTCCTACACTAGATGAAATGGGTAATCTAGATGTATCTTCCGTAACTTGGCCCTCTGAACCTTCTTGATAAATGTCTTCTGAACTTAGAGTCAACCGTATTATTCCTGTAAATGGTGTCCCGACTGGTGGTGGTGGGGGCATTATACAAATGAAACAAGCAACTTTGATAACCCAAACCGAATCATCTGCCGCTACAGGTACAAGAGTTGATATTGGGTTGGAAGTTTCTATAACTCCAATTTTTTCTAGTAGTAAAATATATCTATCTTTAAATAGTTTTTCTCTTAGAACTAGAGATCCTGGTACTCAGGCTACAATGGTAGTCCAAAGAAAAATTGGTAGTGGTAGTTTTACAGACATACTAACTTTTGCTGAGTATGCTGGATTATCTTCTAGTGGTACTAATAGTCAACAAGAAGTATATCCCACATTAGGTTACTTAGATTCTCCAAGTACAACAGATCAAGTAACGTATAAAATACAAGGACTTAGAGTAAGTGGTGGTGCTAATGTAGCATATCATCATAATTCTTCTGGCGGTAACGTCAGTGGTATTCGCAATACAGCTACTTTAGTTGCTATGGAGGTTTCAGGATAATGTCGGTACTCAGAACAAATAAAATCTATCCAAGAGACGGTCTGCCCGCCGGTGCAAGTGGTGGAGGTATTATACAAGTTGTGTCTAGTACAAATAGAACACAAAGCAGCACAACTAGCAATAGTGTATGGACTGCTATGGGACCTAGTGCGTCTATCACTCCAACTTCAGCATCAAATAAAATAATAGTCCAATATCACGTCAACACTCAAAATAGAACAAACGGCGCTCATTGGTTAGCTAGAATTTATAGAAATGGATCTACTTTTCAAGATCTCGGTTTGGTAGTTTATGCTACAACTAACTACGACAACATATTTTATGTTTCTGGTTCTTATTTAGATTCACCAGCATCAACTTCAAGTTTGACTTATGATATTCGTTTCAAAATGACTAATACTAATACTGGTACTTTATATGTAAATTATGGTGATGGTGTATCGGAACTAAGTCAGAATGATAATACATCCTTTATGACTCTTATGGAAGTCTCTGGATAAAATATAAATACTCAAAAGTCTCCTAAACTATGGCGTCAGAGATTCGTGTAAATCAGATACAAAACCGAAGTGGATTAGGCACCGTAACCTTCAACGATGCTGGTGTTTCAATCGCAGGTGTTACGACGGTTGGTATTTTGAGTGCGACTGGAAACTCTGTGTTTTCTGGGAATGTAACTGTTAGTGGAACGATTAGTGGAACGGTAAATACAAGTGGAGTTTCTACATTCTCTGGTGGTATTAATGTCGGTTCAAGTTTTATAAGATCCACGAGTATTGGTATTGGTGCTACCACAACTACAGGACGTAATGCTGGTGTTTCAACAGCACAAGGAACTCTAATATTCAATAGTGATAATAAACAAGTAGAAGTATGGACAGGAACTTCTTGGGTTGCTGTTGGTGGTGGAGACTTCGTTGAAGCAACTGGTGGAACGGTAAACGAATATAGTCAAAATGGAGTTTTATATAGAGCACATATTTTTACCACGTCAGGAACTTTTACAGTAACTGCTGCACCAGTAACCTCTAATACCGTAGAATACCTTGTAGTTGCTGGCGGTGGATCTGGAGGAGGTTTTAATGGATCAACTTTAGCATCAGGTGGTGGTGGAGCTGGTGGTTTTAGGAATGGTGTTGGATTTCCTGTAAATACTTCTCCTGGTTCTTATCCAATTACCGTTGGTGCTGGCGGAGCAATGGGAACAAATCCAGGTGGAGCAGGTTCAAATGGTTCAAATTCAAATTTTTCTACAATAACTTCTATTGGTGGGGGTAGAGGTGGAATATGGGGTAATCCAACTGGTGGATCTGGTCAACCTGGTGGTTCTGGCGGCGGCGGGGGATATAGTGAAGGTGCTACAACATCTACATCTGGAACTGGAACACCTGGTCAAGGATATCCTGGTGGGACTGCTACAGGAGGATCTCCTTCTTCTTCTGCAGGTGGCGGCGGTGCTGGGGGAGTTGGAACTAATAATTCTGGAACGACAGCTGGTGTTGGTGGAAATGGTCTTGCTTCTGCTATCACAGGAATATCAACACACTATGCTGGTGGAGGTGGTGGTGGAAGTGAAGGTAGTTCTGGAGGTGCTGGTGGATTAGGAGGTGGTGGTAATGGATCTACTAGATCTCCATATGTTGTTGGTACAAACGGATCTGCAAGCACTGGTGGTGGTGGAGGAGGAGGAGAAAATCTTAATAAGGTTGCTCTTTCTGGTGGTTCTGGTATTGTTGTTGTTCGTTACCCAATAGGAGGATCCGCAGCAACAGCAAAGGCATCAGGCGGTTTAATTTCTTACTCAGGTGGTAAAACTATTCATACGTTCTTATCATCAGGAACCTTTACAGTTACTAACCCATCTTTAAGTTCTGTTAACTGTCTTGTAGTTGGTGGTGGAGGAGCTGGCGGCACTGCTGCGCCTGGTGGTGATGAAGGTGGTGGAGGCGGTGCTGGAGCACTTCAATATTCTTCTACACTTCCAATATCCCCTTCACCAGGATCTTATTCAGTAACTGTAGGTGGTGGGGGAAGTCCTGTAGGACATCCTGCAGGATCAAATGGTGGTGGTGGTAGTTCGTCAATATTTGGACCTCTAACTGCTGTCGGCGGTGGTGGTGGTGCTAGCGGTGGAAATGCTGGTTCTCCAGGTGGAAGTGGTGGTGGCGGCGCTCATCCAAATACTGCGGGAGGTTCTGCTACCGGTGCTCCTGGTGGAACTGCAAATAGCAATACTCCACCAGCAGGTTGGGGTAATGCTGGAGGACCAGCAGGTGGTAATAGTCGTGGCGGCGGTGGCGGCGGCGCTGGTGCAGTTGGATCAACTGGAACTGCAGTTGGAACAAACGGTGGCGGTCCAGGTGGTGCTGGTTTATTATATTCTATTAGTGGAACATCTATTGAATATGCTGGCGGTGGCGGTGGTTCTTATGCTCCAGGAACTGTAGGACTTAGACCTGGAGGTGGTGGATATGGGGCAAATATGCCAAATACACCAAAAAATGGGGGATCGGGAGAACCAAATACTGGTGGTGGCGGCGGAGCTGGTGTGCAGGCTGCTGGTGTGTCTGGCGCTGGTGGTTCCGGTATCGTCATCATCGCATATCCATCCTAATTGACTTTCTTCTGAACTTACTATATAATGAGTTGAAAACATTATTGAAATATGTCGTTCCTTACTACGTGGTATACCACTGACTTGCCCACAGACATTATCGAAATTCTAGAAGAAGATATCAAGAAGTTCGATCCCATCGCACAAGAGTCCAGACTTCACGGAGACGCAGTAGATAAGGTCATCCGCGATAGTAAGAATGCTTGGATTCCCACCTCACACTGGGTCGGTGGTTTCATCTGGCATTATATTCAAAGAACTAACAGAGAGAACTTCCTTTACGACCTGACTGCGATTGACGGTGAAAGTATTCAATATACACAGTATGGTGCTGGGCAGTTTTATGACTGGCATATTGACGCTGGTATTGATACTGCCTATAAGCCCCAACAAATCGTCAGTTCAGGCACCAATATCGCACAAGACCTGATGACGGTTCAGGGTGAATATGTGAGAAAACTGTCCTTCTCACTTCAACTCTCTGACCCAGAAGACTACACTGGTGGCGAAGTTCAGTTTATGGACAATGGTCGCAAGACTTACTTTGCTCCGAAGCAGCGTGGAACTCTCATTATGTTTGATTCACGCACTCCTCACCGTGTTCGTAAGGTCAAGTCTGGTATGCGTAAGAGTCTTGTAGGCTGGGTGGTTGGTCCAAGGTGGGTCTGATTAGGAGGTTCTTATGAAAGAAAAAGAATACAAATCAACTGGTGGAGTTTATGAGCAAGGGTATCAGCGTTGTGCGATGCCTACTCGTAAGATGTCCAAGAATGAGTTCTTTGAGAAGAATGGATACCTGTTCATTCCTGGTCTGATTGCCGACCCAGAAAACCTCAAAGTTCCTGTGCCCGAAGAGCGTGGTCAGATTACTTACTATCGTAACCGAATGGATAAGTATGACTATGTTCCAGAAGAGAAACAGGTTCATGGTTCTCTTGCTCGTTATAATATCCCGACCTATCGTGACCTTCACTTTTTAGTCAAGAAGGAAATTGAAAAGCGTCTTGAAATGGACCTTCACCCTACTTACTTCTATGACCGTTTCTATTTCGTCGGTCAGCAGTTGAAGCGTCATAGTGACCGTCCTGCTTGTGAAGTAAGTGTGACTCTTCAAATTAGTTCCAACCATCCTGATGATCCTTGGCCCATTTGGTTTGAGCGTCCTGATGGTAGTGAGTCTTA